CTGCTAGTCATACGGGTGACCTTAACGCTATGTTCGTGCTTACAGTTGCTACAGAATCAAATGGCAGTAAATCAGCTGCGGGTATGGTTGTAGGGTCTAATGCTAGTAATGGCTCAGGGGCACAATCTTTTGTGCAGTTTCAAGCAGACAAGTTTGCAATCTGGAATAACACAAACGCAAGTGTGGCGCCGTTTATTGTAAGTGGGGGTTCAGTATTTATAGACAGTGCACGTATCCAAGACGGAGCTATAACAAATGCACGTATTGCTGACGCAACTATTGAAAGTGGTAAGATTTCTAACTTAGCTGTAACCGAAGCTAAAATTGCTAATTTAGCTGTTACAACGGCTAAGCTCGATAATTTAGCTGTAACTAATGCAAAAATTGGAAATCTAAGCGCTACAAAAATTACTACAGATCAGTTTGATTCAGCTAGAATTAATGTAGACACTCTTAATGTAAAACATTTTGATAATGTTAGTACAGATATAAAAAGTCACACGGGGGCATTTGTTCCTTTAGGAGTAGAAGCAAACGTCCAATCTTGGTCAGGTACATACCCTGGTCAAACTATTATAAGTTCAGAAACTAGTTCAGTAGTAAATATAGGTACGCAAACAGCTAACATAAGAAACAATGCAAAATATAGAGTTATATATTCTGCTGTATTAGGAAACGTAAGGAATGGAACAATACAATATAGTTTTGATAATGTTAATTATGTATCCTTAAGTCCTACAGTAAACGCTAACGCAGGTACTTTTAGAACATATGTGTTTATTTGGGATGGACAAATAACAGGTATGAGCTCTTCTCAAAGCACGGTATATTGGAGAATAAACTGGAACGTATCTGGCGGACAAGTTAACAGCACTTATCAGGCTTTATACGTTACTATGGATAATACACAATAATGAACTATACAATCTATACAACATCTACAGGAGAAGTTATAAGCACAGGGTCTTCCAATGTAACTGACATAGCAGATATAGGGGTTGCAAGCGGGCAAACTGCAGTAGAAGGAACTTATGCTCCTGGGCAGTACAAATTTGTAGATGGAAGCCCTGTAACAATATCAGAAAACTCTTTAGATTATATACGTGCTCAAAGAACTTATCTTCTATCAGAGTGCGATTGGACACAAGTTGCAGATAGCCCTTTAACAGATGCTAAAAAAACAGAATGGGCTACGTATAGACAGGCTTTACGAGATTTGCCTGCTTCCACAGATGATCCAATTGTGTTTCCAACTCCTCCAGAATAAGGTAATATAAACTATGTCAAATATTAAGGAGACAAACTATGCCAAGAGGTAAAGGAACATATGGGAGCAAAGTAGGTAGGCCAAAGAAAAGAATGGCTAAAAAACCTATGAAGAAAAAAGCTCTTACAAAAAGGCAAGAGGCCACTATGAAGCGACATTCAAAACACCACACTGCTAAACATATGAAGTATATGAAGAATCTTATGATGAAAGGTAGCACATTTACTGCTGCTCATAAGAAAGCTCAAAAAGCAGTTGGTAAATAATGTACGAATATAGGTGTGAAATAACCCGGGTGGTAGACGGAGATACTGTTGATGCCGTAATAGATTTAGGTTTTGACGTATCATATAAATCTCGTGTCAGACTATACGGAATCGACACACCAGAATCACGAACACGTGATCTTGACGAAAAAGCTAGAGGTAAACTAGCAGGAAAGTTTTTATCAGATGCTATCTTGCATGCTGATGATTTAAAAATACAAACAAAACTAGACAAGAAAGGGAAGTTCGGTAGAGTTCTAGGCGTTATCGTTGCAGATGACGTAGATCTAAACCAAGCAATGATTGACAATTATCTTGCTGTTGCCTACACAGGACAAAGCAAAGACGACATAGAATCAGAACATTTAGCAAATAAACAAAAACTATTGGAGCTTGGGAAATATGAAGAAGTTACTGGGTAATATAATAGGAAGCGTTGCTCCAACATTAGGAACTGCATTAGGTGGACCCTTAGGTGGTATGGCAGGAGATGTTATATCAAAAATTTTAGGGGTAGATAATAACCCTGCATCATTAGAAAAAGCCATTGCAACTGCTACACCTGAGCAATTGATGGAAATAAAAAAAGCTGAAAAAGACTTTGAAGCTAAGATGAAAGAACTTGACGTTGATTTGTACAAGTTAGAAACACAAGAAAAACAAGATGCACGAAAGACTTTTAGTAAAGACTGGACTGCTAGAATAATTGGTATAGCTATGGTTGGTGGTTTCCTTGGCTATATCTTCCTCGTGACTCTCCAACCACCAGAACAAAACAGTGAGGCTCTAATTAATTTGGTCTTAGGTTATCTCGGTGGCCTAGCATCTGCAGTAATATCATTTTATTTTGGGGCCTCCAATAAACAAGACTGATGGAATCAGCAGTCACCGTAATACAAGAAGTTGGCTTTCCTATTGCAGCAGCGTTAGGACTTGGTTGGTTTATCTATAAATTAATTATGCGTATTGTTGATGGTATGGAACAAAAACTAGATGTAGTTGATGAAAAGGTAGCCGGACAAATACAAGCAATCGAAGAGAGACTTGGCACGAAACTTGACTCTCAACATGGTATTTTAGTAGCATTAATAGACAGAATACGTAGTTTAGATAATGAAATCATAAGGCAAGACACCTTGATTAAAACTATTCTTGGCGTACCTCAACTTATAGATAGCAACAAAATTGCTAAGGCGGATAGAGATGACCAAAGGAAAGACTAAAAAACAACTGCAAAAAGAAGAAGCAGACAAAGTTCTTATGTTAAAAATAATAATGTTTATCGGAGCTATTTTAGCTGTAGGCATTTTTGTTATAAATGTAAAAGCAGATCAAATAGTGCACGGTTTTAAAAACCCTAGTTTTAGTGGTGTAGGCACTAGTTCACATTATCTTACTATTGAAAACCAAGAGTTTAATCGTAAAGAAAACATTAAAGCAGAACTAAAAGCATACAAAGAACAACTTAAAAGAGATGCAGAAAATACTACACTTGCAAGATTTATACGTAACTTAGAGTCTAGAATATATGCACAACTGTCTAGGCAATTAGTAGATGCTTTGTTTGGAGATACTCCTCAAACACAAGGTATTATTGAACTGATGGGTAACACTATTGAATACAGCGTAAGCGAAGATGGTACAATGATAACTTTGAAAATAACAGACCCAGATGGCAATACTACAGAAATTACGGTACCTATCGGTTCTTTTACTTTCTAGTTGCGCGTCACTATTATTTGACCCCATAGAAAATAATATAGCTCCGATACGAAAAATCGAATCAGCACAGATAGAAGAACTAGTCATAACAGACTTGCAGGAGTGCCGTACGCCTGAAAGAAAACCAACGGTAGCTGTGTACGGAAATGCATTTACTGACCAGACAGGCCAAAGACTTAGCAATTCTATGTATGCTAGCTTCTCTACAGCTATAACCCAACAACCTAGCGCTTATCTTATTAAAGCTCTTAAAGACGCATGTAAACAAAACGGTGGTTTCTTTACTGTGGTAGAAAGAGGTGGACTAGATAACTTAACTAAAGAACGCCAGATAATACGTAGTGGTAGGACTGAAAACAAAGACAATACTAAAATAGGTACTTTGTTGTTTGCAGGTTTATTACTAGAGGGGTCAGTAGTTTCATATGAATCTAATGTAACATCTGGTGGCGCAGGTGCTAGATATTTAGGGATTGGTATATCTAAGGCTTACAGGACAGACTCAATAACAATACAATTGCGTCTCGTGTCTGTAAACTCAGGCCAGGTGTTGCTTGAAAAATTAGTATCTAAGACCATTCTTAGTGTATCATTAACAGACGACGTGTTTCGTTTTATCGAAGCTGGTACTGAATTAGTAGAGATAGAAAGTGGCGTAGTGCGAAATGAGTCTGGAGGACTTGCTTTGCGCTCTGCTATAGAAACAGCCGTATTAGAAATAATCAGGGAGGGTGAACAAGCTGACTATTGGAGTTATAAATGAGAAAACTTTTACCCTTACTATTAGTTGGTTTTTTGTATGCTGATAACGAAGTTTACATTGACCAATCAGGTAATAACGCAAACATAGACATAGAACAGTTAGGTTAG